ACCAACAGATGCTCATCAAGGCACTCACAGAAGAAGGAGAACTACGTGAAGGACTATTACAAAGGCTCGGCATTCAGGAAACTTCGCTCGCGTCGAACCAGCAGTTTGCGGACATACTTCAAAGCCTCGGGGTTACTCCCCCGACTAAGGTCAGTAAAACTACCGGCAAAGAAGCGTTCGCTTTTGCCAAGAATGATGCTCTCTTCCAAGCGTTGCTTAACGGTGAACGTGAAGACGTTGCCCTTCTTTGTGAAGCACGCCTTCGGGTTAAGTCCACAACTGAACGCACAAGAGCCCAACGCTTTCTTGACATCTCTCAGCGAGGCAAACTTCCTGTACCGTTATCGTATTACGGCGCTCTCTCGGGACGTTGGACGGCAGCCAAAGGTTCAGCAATCAACATGCAAAACCTCAAGCGTGGCAGTTTCCTACGCAAAGCAATCATGGCTCCCGAAGGGCACTCCCTCGTCGTTGGTGACTTATCTCAGATTGAGCCAAGGGTTCTGGCATGGCTGGCAGATTACCAAGACATGTTGGATATCTTCAAAGCAGGTGGCGACCCTTATGCCGCCTTTGGTGCGCAGATGTTTAACATACCCGGTCTATCTAAAGACTCTCATCCCGATCTACGGCAGTCTGCGAAAAGCGCGTTACTCGGTTGCGGATATGGGCTGGGTTGGGCATCGTTCGCTTCACAACTTCTCACGGGTTTCCTCGGCGCACCGCCTGTACGATACGAGAAAGCTTTTGCTAAGACACTTGGCGTAGATCAAGCCTATGCCCAGAAGTTCGTGGACTGGGAAGACAACGTGGCCAAGATGCTGGAGATTCCCCACACCTGCACCGACCAAGAGCTACTGACCCACTGCCTTGCGGCCAAGAAGATCATTGACATCTACCGCGCCACTGCCCACCCCGTTGCTACCTTCTGGGATATGTGTTCCAACCTGATCGAGTCCAGCCTGTACGGCGGCAAAGTCTTCCAGTACAAGTGCTTGACCTTCAGCAAAGAACGTATAGAATTACCCAATGGGATGAGCTTGCTCTACCCACAGTTGCGACGCGAGAAAGATGACAAAGGTAGGAGCCAGTGGGTATACGGGCCAAACGCTACCAAGCTGTATGCAGGGAAAGTGACGAACAACGTGACGCAGGCCGTGGCGCGTATTGTCATGACTGATGGGATGTTGAGGGTATCGAAGAAGTACCCCGTGGTAGGCACAGTGCATGACGAGCAGATCGTTGTTGTGCCTGACGACGAAGTTGCTGACGCTAAGACTTGGGTCTTGGCGCAGATGACTATGGAGCCGAAGTACATGCCGGGGATTCCTCTGGCCGCTGACGGTGGTGCGCACCGTAGGTATGGAGAAGCAAAGACATGACAACACCACATGAAGGGTTAGCAATAGGCCACGCAAGAGCAAACGATGCGGCTATGCACGCAGGAGATAGCTGGGTTTCAACAGCCATTGAAGCGTTTAGATCGCATGCGCTTGCCAACCGTTGGTTTACAACGGAACAAGTTAGGCAAGCATATCCCGACTTGCCTGAGCCACCTGACAAGCGGGCATGGGGTGCGGTGCCACGGATTGCCCAACGAGAAGGGTTTGTTACACCACACGGCTGGGTACGCGCTAGCAGTCCAACAGTGCACGGCATGGTGGTGACACTGTGGGAATCAAAAATATATAAAGGAGAAGCAACACAATGACAGCAAAAACAAAACAACCAATCCCACGCCGTATACGTGTCGGGACAAAGCAGTATTCCATCGACATTGTGGAGACCATGCTACGCAAGCGTGACATGGCGCGTATCCACTACGACCACAGCCGCATCGAGCTGGGCAAGACCAGCAACGTGACAGGCAAACGCTTCGCACCTGAGACCATGCAAGCAAACTTCTGGCACGAGGTGGTGCATGCCATCCTTGCCGACATGGGACGCGACACCCTCAACCGTGACGAGAAGTTTGTGCATGCCTTTGCCGAACGCTTGACGCAAGTAATCAACTCAGCGAGGTTCTGATGATCGTAGAAATTTTTGACGACGGTAAAGAGCCGACCCCAAACGAGAAAAAAATGATGCAAGCACTTATGCACGGCGGTATGCTCAAGTACAAGTACACAAAAGAGGGGCAGATAGAAGTGGATGTCATTCCAGTTCACGACCTTTACCTCGACGCACCGAAGGATGACATTCAATGAAACCAATCACATGGAGCCACAGCAGCTTGAAAGACTTCGAGGGATGCCCACGCAGGTATCACGAAGTCAAGGTGCTCAACAACTTCCCCTTCCAAGAGACTGAGGCTACCAACTACGGCAAGCAGTTCCACACTGCCGCTGAGTTCTACATCAAGGACGGCACACCCATGCCCCCTGAGTTTGAGTACGCCAAGGACATGCTCGACGCTCTGATCGCCAAGCCCGGACGCAAGCTGTGCGAGTACGAGATGGGACTCACGCGTGACTTGCAACCCTGTGACTTCAACGACAAGAACCGCTGGGTGCGAGGCATTGCCGACTTGCTCATCATCGACGACGAGAACTTGACGGCGCGTGTGGTGGACTACAAGACTGGCAACAACAAGTACCCAGACCGCGACCAGTTGAAGCTCATGTCTTTGATGGTCTTCAAGCACTTCCCACACATCAGAAAGATCAACTCAGCGTTGCTGTTCGTGGTCAAGAATGATATGGTTAAGGCAAGCATGGCCGTGGACGAGGTCGATGCTGGATGGTGGGAGTACCGCGAGCGCGTGGCCAAGCTGGAGCAGTGTGCTGCGTCTGGCGTGTGGAATCCAAAGTCCTCTGCGCTGTGCCCGTGGTGCCCAGTTAAAACGTGTGAGTACAACCCGAAACATTAGGAGCGAATCATGGCAACCAAACGAGACTACAAGAAGGAATACAAGCGGGACTTAGAGACAGGCAAGTCCGGCCCCAGTTCCGATCAACACGAGCGCCAGCGGGCGCGTCGTGCGTATGACAAGGCAGACATCGCGCGTACTGGCAAAGACATTGACCACATCAAGCCGCTACGCAAGGGCGGCAAGTCAACGCCCGGTAACCTGAGATTGCGCTCAAAGAAAGCCAACGAAGGCGACAACAAATAAAACCGATGGAGAAGCAATGGAAAAGTTTTTTGTAATTAAATGGAATTTTTACGACAACAGTGCGGCAGGCGTCATTCCATACGTCTTTTCAAAACTCAGTACTGCAACCCGCTTCAAAGAAATCTTGGACGTGCACGGAACCCGTAAGTACGAGATTGAAGAGATGCCTGTTTTTGGGGAAGACGATGGAAATCCTTGAAGACAAGGCCCTGATATTCAAAACTAGACACCCAGAAAAATACAGCGTCATACCTAAACACAAAGTCATGGAACGTGATGACGGTGGGTTTGATGTCGCCGTCTACTGGGGGCTGGATGAGGTTAGGGTTCTGAAGAACCTCGGCGTGAAGGATGTGCCCTCGCCAATCACACGCAAGTACAAGTGGCCCGGTCGTTACAAGCCTATGGCGCACCAGATCGAGACTGCTGCCTTTCTGACCATGCACCGCAAGGCGTTTGTGTTCTCGGAGCCCGGCACAGGCAAGACACTATCGGCGCTGTGGGCGGCGGACTACTTGATGTCGCTTGGCAAGGTTCGTCGTTGTTTGATTCTGTGCCCGCTGTCCATCATGCAGTCTGCATGGCTGGCTGATCTCAGCAACAGCATCATCCACCGCTCGGCCATCGTCGCGCACCACACGCAGGCTAGTCGTCGCATCGAGATGCTTCAGCAAGATTACGAGTTTGTAATCACGAACTACGAAGGCGTGAACCTGATAGCCAATGAGATCAACGCTGATGGCCGCTTCGACCTCATCATCGTGGACGAAGCCAACGCATACAAGACGATCACCACACGCCGCTGGAAGGCACTCAAGTCCATCATCAAGCCAACGACCCATGTGTGGATGATGACGGGTACTCCAGCATCGCAGTCGCCAGCAGATGCGTATGGCTTGGCCAAGATCGTCAACCCCGATGGAGTGCCCAACTACTTCACGTCGTGGCGCGACAAGGTCATGAACAAGATCACCAAGTACAAGTGGGCGGCCAAGCACAACGCGGCTGAGCTGGTGCATGAGGCGCTTCAACCTGCCATTCGGTTCAGCAAGGAGCAGTGCCTTGATCTTCCACCAGTGCTGACAACCACACGCGAAGTCCCACTCACGCCACAGCAAGCCAAGTACTACAACATGTTGAAAGATCGCATGCTGGTGCAGGCCGCAGGCGAGACGATCAGCGCGGTCAATGCTGCCGCTGGTGTATCCAAGTTGTTGCAGATCAGTTGCGGCGCTGTGTACACGGACGACAAAGAGGTTGTCGAGTTCGATGCTGCCCCACGCCTTGGTGTGTTGGAAGAAATCTTGGAGGAGACGTCACGCAAGGTCATCATCTTCGCGCTGTTCAGATCAAGCATCGACACCATCCAAGCGCACCTGACCAAGAAGAACATTGCAAACGAGTGCATCCACGGGGGCATCACCCCAACAAAACGCTCAAGCATCATCCACAGATTCCAGCACGAACAAGACCCGCGTGTGTTGGTAATGCAACCACAAGCCACTGCCCACGGGATTACCCTGACTGCTGCTGACACGGTTGTATTCTTTGGCCCTCTCATGAGCGTGGAGCAGTACATCCAATGTATTGCGCGGGCTGACCGCAAGGGGCAGAACTCAGACAAAGTCACGGTCATACACATTCAAGGCTCACCCATCGAGAAGAAGATGTTCAAAGCCCTTGAAGCGAAAGTGAGCGACAACTCACTTTTAACCCAGATGTTCGAGATAGAAATAAATTCTTGAAAGGAGTTGCAAAGCAGAAATTCGTGTGTAAGATGTCCAACCTTAGACAAACAATAACAGGAGAAGCAAGTGAGTGAAGAAACAATTCCTCTCGATAAGCTGGTAAAAATTTACCGCAAGATCAAACTTGAAATCGACACGATGACCAAAGAGTACGACACCAAGTTGGAAGAACTCAAGGCCGCGCAAGACGAGATTAAGTTTGCAATCAAAGACCAGATGAAGGCTATGGGCCTGACATCTGTAAAGAGTCCCTTTGGGACTGTGTCCATGCGTCAATCGACGCGCTACAACACAAACGATTGGGGTTCATTCAAGGAGTTCATCCTTGAGCATGGCGCTATCGAGTTGCTGGAGAAGCGCATCGCCCAGACCAACATGGCACAGTTTCTCGAAGAGAACCCGGGGGTTCTGCCACCGGGACTGAACTCGCATTCGGAGTTCAACATCGTTATCACCAAACCAACCAAGTGAGCGCAATATGGAAACGATCTTTGGGTGCCAAGTCACCAGCATTAAGTACTATTTTGAAAAAGGTGTTGGGCATGTTTACATGCCCATCGGTAACTGCACGGATATGAAAGGCACAGTCGAGTTTTTCTTAAAGATTAGCCCGATTTGCCATCACATCATTACGTGGCAACAGTCGCCCGTGCAAGGTGTTTATGACATTGACACGCAATACATCAAACCTGAGCAGCAATGGCTCGCAATCTAAATCAACCGAAAGCAACGCAACCATGAGTAATATCACACTTTTTTCCCCCTCAAACGTCCCTGCATTCGCTCGTAACAACGAACTGTCCGACACAGCCCGCGCCCTCACAGGCGGCAGCGTCTCCAACGTCAAGCGCATTTCCATCAAAGGTGGTGTGTTCCGTCTGGTAGCTGGTGGCAAGGAAGTCGCCGCCATTGATGACCGCCATCTGGAAGTCATCATCGTCAAAGCCGCACCAAAGGTCAGCCGTATTTTCTACGCATCGTCCTACGATGCCGACAACATCACCGGCCCTGACTGCTGGAGCAATGACGGTGAGCGCCCCGATGCCAGCGCCGCAAACAAACAGGCTGTGACCTGCATGAACTGCCCCAAGAACCAAGCTGGTTCTGGCCAAGGCAATAGCCGTGCATGCCGCTACCAACAGCGTTTGGCTGTGGTGTTGGCCAACAACCCATCCGGCGACGTGATGCAGTTGACTCTGCCCGCCACTTCGGTGTTCGGTAAGGAAGAAGGCGACAAGCGCCCATTGCAGGCATACGCCCGCTACTTGGCCGTGCAGAACCCGCCTGTGAATCCTGAGCAGATCGTGACTGAGATGCGCTTTGATACCAAGGCTGAGTCCCCCAAGTTGTTCTTCAAGCCTGTGCGCTGGTTGACCGACGACGAGTACGAAGTCATCAAGACGCAAGCTGAGAGCGACGATGCACAACGTGCAGTGGTCATGACCGTGGCGCAGACCGATGGTGTGAAAGCCAACGCCCCCAAGATGGTGCTGGCCGGTAAGCCGCCTGTTGAGGCTGAAGCAGAGGAAGACGAAGCCCCTGCCAAGACAGCTAAGAAAGCCAAGGCCGCACCCGCCGCCGATGCTGACGAGGAACCTGAAGTGCGCAAGGAAGCACCAAAAGCCGCCGCCGTGCCTGCCAAGAAGGGCAAGCTCGCCGACATCGTGTCCGACTGGGATGATGAATAACTAAGGAGTTTCGGGGGGAAAGCGGATGCTGTGGTTGCAGACGCCTCAACCAATACCGATGTGTGCCGTTCAAAGTTGGTTCGCCACAGACGCAGCGAGTACCCCCACCCAAACAACATGGCCTACTCACAAAAAACAATCGACGCGATCATGCGTTCTCCCAAGACTTCAGGCAACCAGCTTGGACGATGGGCCGCGCATCACAACTTTTCAGTTGTTCGCATCTCAAAAGCCTTGGGCGTGTCACGACAGACGGTCTACAACTGGTTCGAGGGTGGCGACATCTTCCCAGCGTACGAACATCGAGTCGAGACGCTTCTCACAATTCTTAGATCAGCACATTCAGCGGACGACGCATGGAGAAAAATATGTCAACACTACGGCCTCGAACCTTAAGCAACACAGAACTCATCAAGTACTTCGCCATGTACATGGAAGACAACGAATTCGGTGCGCCAATCGACTGGCAAATTGAACTCCTGCGCCGCTTCACCGCCATCGCTCCTGAAAAAGAATTCCCACTGCGCGACCCCCAACAGCTCGACCTGTTCTCTTAAACCCAAAGGATACCCATGACCCCGCTTGAATTTCTAGCGGTTGTTTTGCCGTCTCCGGACAACGGGTTGTATTGCGCGGCAGAGCTAACTACAAAAAAGAAGGAGCACAACTTTGTTCAACATCTGGATGAACTACCCGCGACCATAACCAAATGGGGCGACAGCAAGGACATCTACTTTGCGCTGTCCACATTTGAAACCAAGGGCAAGCGCACAGCCGACAACGCTCGGTACATTCGCTCGCTGTTCATCGACATGGATGGCTACGAGACCAAGAAGGCGGCAGCAATGGCGCTCAATGGCTTCATGGTCAAGACTGGTCTGGACTTGCTTGGTACACCCTACATCGTGGACTCAGGCGGTGGTTTGCATTGCTACTGGCCGTTCACGCAGGACATAGCCGTTGACGAGTGGAAGCCTGTGGCCGAGAACTTAAAGCGCCTGTGCAAACAGGAAGCCTTAAGCATCGACATGACGGTGACTGCTGACTCCGCCCGAGTACTGCGTTTCCCCGGCACATTCAACAACAAGGCGAAGTACGCTACGCCGCGCCCAGTCCGCATACTAGCCGCTGGCGACACGTTTGATTTTGAAGACTTGGCCAAGCACATCGAGCAACAGCTTGTCTCACTGCCAGCACTCCCCCGCCCATCCGCAGTCGCACCCTTGGCGTTGCCCGGCCAGCGACCCGACGCACCCCACACACCCACCACGGTCAAGTTGTTTGAGAACAGCATCACGTTGTTCAAGAACATTTACAAGAAAACCAAGAACGGCGCAGGTTGCAAGCAGCTCGAGTGGTACGTTGAGAACGCCGACCAAGATGGCGTGGAGCCCTTGTGGCGTGGCTGGTTGAGCATTGCCCAGAAGTGCAACGATGGTGAGAAGGCCGCGATCTGGTTGACCGACCTGCACCCATACCCGCATGAGCGCATGCACCAGAAGCTGGCCGAGATCAGAGGGCCATACCCTTGCACGAAGTTTGACTCAGAGAACCCCGGCATCTGTGACGGGTGTCAATTCTTTGGGAAG